GGTAAGCCGCTGCCACTGATCGCCATTGAGGACCTCTAGGTGGCAACCGTCAGGAACAGTGATTAAGCTACCATCATCCTGCTGGATGAATATGCCTTCCGGTTCGATTACCATCTGTCCAAATTTCCAACCATCAAGCAGTGAATCTATTTGATTGATTGATTTTTGGATGCTCCTGATTATCAGCATTAGATCTATCTCCTTAGGTTTAGATTTCTACAGCAGAGGGAATACTGTTAATCATCGGTACCAGTAAGTTGCTTGTTCATGTCCTCTAATAAATCCGAAACTGAAACTCCTAAAGCCTTAGCAAAAATGGGTATTTCTGCTCCAGTTACTCTACGTTTACCGGCCTCAATTTTACTTATCTTGTCATGTGAAATACCGGTAACTTCTTCTAATTCGAGTTGACTAATTCCCTTATTTTCCCTAAAGGCTCTTATTCTTTTACCTATCATCGATATCACCCCTAAACTAATTTTGCGACTTGCGCAATATCGTTTTCTATATTGTAATATGCGCAAATCGCATTGTCAATATAGCACTTGCGTTTTTCGCATTATGTATTTTCTTTTTTCGCAAAATAGGTATATTAAACATAAGGGGGTTAATTACTTGGAAAATACCATAGGCCAGAGAATAAGGCAGGAACGCGAAAATAAAAAATGGACACAGTCTGATTTAGCAAAAAGGCTGAATCTTCCAGATGCTAGCTATATATCAAAAATGGAGAACGGTATTAGGAAGGTATCTCCCGAAGAGCTAATTCAATTAATAAACATATTTGACTGCACAATTAATTACATGCTGGGTTATACAGATGTTAGGATGCCTCCTGAAGCGATTAAGGAACGGGAAGAGCGAAATGCTAGATTGGCGGAATTTGAATTAAATCATTCACTTCCTGAGAAAGTGGGACCAGATAAAATGGTCCAGTCCGAATCCAATGAGCCAGATAATGATTTACTTGATGAAATAAAACAACTTTCACCGGAAAACAAGAATCTTATAAAAGCCATGGTAGAAGCCCTGAAAAACAAGGATGAAAAGGCGGCAACTAATGATGGTCATAATTGTAATGAGTTGCTTGCAGCCCATCGGGATGATAACCCCATGGATGATTTACCCAAAGAGGCTATGCGCAGTATGGAAGCTGCCCAAAAAGCTTATTTAGACGAATTCAAACCCCAAAAATAATGACCTGCTGTAAAAGGCAGGTCACTGTTGTATTTACTTCAATTGACATAATATATATTTTTGAGGTACTGCACATGGAAGAAATGTACTCCATCGCTAAACGTGAGCACATAAATATAAGGTGGTGGAATTTTCATCCGCCCATTCGGGGAGCATATTGGGCGCCTCCAGATGTGCCACCTGTAATATTTTTAGATTATTCATTGAGCCATAATACGGCGTTGCTAAGATGTGTATTCGCGGAAGAACTAGGGCATCATTTTACGTTGGACAGGCATTGCCTATGCCAACCATATTTTAATTACCGCGATAGGTTAAATATCAGTAGATCAGAATTTAGAGCCTGCAGGTGGGCTGCGCAGTACCTAATGCCAAAACAAAGAGTTTTTAACGCTTTGAAAAACGGCTACGTTAATAAGTGGGACTTAGCAGAGTACTTTGAGGTTATTGAAGACATGGTGAATTTTCGGATGAATTTGCCAGACATGCAAAGCATAGTTTTGCATTCAAATAATATCACGGGAGGAGAAATTAATGGACTTTGACGAAAAATTAAATCAGTTTTCATCTCGGGTAGAATCATTAAAAGACCAGATTCAAACCGAAGAGGCAACAAAAACAGCGCTTATTATGCCTTTTTTCCAATTGCTAGGGTATGATATCTTTAATCCAGTAGAATTTGTACCTGAATACGTAACTGATGTAGGAATTAAAAAAGGCGAAAAGATTGATTATGCCATATTTATAAATGGAGAACTCAGTATTTTGCTCGAAGCTAAGTCCATTAATGAGGATTTAGATAAGCATGGTTCCCAACTTTTCAGGTACTTTGCTACATCAGCGGCACGGTTTGGAATCTTAACAAATGGTATAAAATACAAATTCTATACTGATTTAGACACTCCCAATAAAATGGATGAAAAGCCTTTCTTGGAATTTAGCCTTCTGGATATTAAAGATACGCTAATTCCGGAAATTAAAAAGTTTGAACGAAATAACTTTGATAGTGAAAATATATTAAACTCTGCAGCAGAATTAAAATATACACAAGAAATTAAAAAAGCCCTTTACCAGGAGTTTATGAATCCTTCTGATGATTTTACACGTTTCATACTAAAAGATGTATATACCGGAGTTAAAACGCAAAATGTAATTGATAGATTTAGGGAAACGACTAAAATGGCATTTAATCAGTTAATTAATGATATTCTTAATGAAAGATTTAAGGCCGTTATCGGAGGACAATCACAAGCGGCTGCCAATATTGATATATCACCCAAAGCAACTGACGAAGAAGACAAGCCTAAAATTATTACAACGCTGGAAGAACTAGAAGCCTTTGCAATAATAAAAGCTATACTTAAAGACACCGTAAACCCGTCAAGACTATTTTATAGAGATACTGAATCATATCTTGGAATACTTCTGGATGATAATAAATTAAAATGGATTTGTAGAATAAATATTGGCAAATCTCAGATTAACCTATACATACCCGATAATAATAAAAAATCGGTACGGTTCCCTATAGATACGATCAATGATATATACTCTTTTGAAAAACAACTTACGGAAGTTGTTAAGAGATATTTAGATTTAGAGGATGATTAATCTATGAAAGCAGTAGCTTACGCCCGTTACAGCAGTGACAATCAGAGTCCGGAAAGTATTGATGAACAGCTTTATGATATCCGAGATTGGGCTGTTAAAAACGACTGTGAGATTTTAAAAATCTATACTGACGAAGCTGAAACTGGCACTAGTGATGAAAATAGGGATGACTTTTTAAATATGGTAGCTGATTCATCAGAAATGGAATACGATTATGTCCTGGTGCATAAAACTAACCGGTTTGCGCGCAATAAGTGGGATGCTGCCATCTATAAAAAAATGCTCCGGGAAAACGGTAAAAAGGTAATCTATGTCACTCAGCCCATGCTAAATGAGGAAACCCCGGAAGCTATGATGCTTGAAACATTTTTTGAGGGTATGGATCAGTATTATTCCCTTGATCTGGCCAGAGAAGTTATGAAGGGGCATAAAAAGAACGCCAGGGCTTGTAAACATAATGGCGGACTGCCGGCTCTCGGTTTTGATGTAGATAAGGAAACCCAAACCTACCTGATTAATGAACGTGAGGCCCAGGGAGTAAAGATTATATTTGAAATGTATGACGCTGGTTTTAGCTATGATGCCATAATCCGAGAACTTAATATTAAGGGCTTTAAGACTAAAACTGGCCGGCCTTTTTCTAAAAATTCCATCTCTGATATCCTCCGGAATGAAAAATATGTGGGTGTCTATACTTATAACCGCCGGCAGCATAAGGTGAAGGGCAAGCGGAATAATCGTAAAGAAAAACCTGCTGACCAAATAGTGCGCATACCTGGCGGTATGCCCCAGATTATTGAACAGGAATTGTGGGATAGGGTACAGGCCCGCATTGCAGGTAGAAAACATAACCCAGGGGAACGTGCTAGGAATAAAGCTATTACTCAATATCTTCTTACAGGGAAAATCGAATGTGGCCAATGCGGTTTTGCTATGGTCGGCAAAAACGGCGGAACCTGGGGAGATAAGAAGAGATATGATTATTACATCTGCAATAATCGAGAAAGAACCCACCAATGTAAAGCTAAAATGATAAGACGGGATATCATTGAGAGACAAATTTTAGAGGAACTGGAGATAAAAATTCTAAATCCAGAAGTATTTCCATCTCTCGCTAAGGAAATTCAAAAGGGAATGCAGAATCTGGGGGGAGAGTCAAAAAAAGAACTTATATACCTGAAAGCAGAGATTGCTAAAGTACAGGTAAAGATAAATAACATGCTGGAATTGATTGAAGATGGTGCAGGATCAAAAGAGTTAGCTGGACGGTTGGCCCAGCGGGAATCTGAGAAAGCCATACTATCAAACCGTATTCAAGAGATTGAACGTAAAACAAAGGCCAGTACCATTACTTATGAAATGATATTAGCCTATTTACAGAAAGAATATGAAGCCCTTAAAACG